TCAGAGACTCAGGAATCAGCAAGTGAAGAATCAAAGAAAGAGGTAAGCGACTCGGAAACGAATATCGAAGATGCTTTCAATGATGATGAACTGATAGATCAAATTGAAGATGAACAACCATCTGATACTAATCAGGAACTTTATAAAGTTGTTGTCGATGGACAAGAACAAGAAGTCACCCTAGACGAACTCACGAAAGGTTATTCACGACAAAGCGATTATACTCGTAAAACCGAAAAACTATCGCAAGATAGAAAAACTGTTGAAGAATTAAAAAACGAATACACTAGGCAAAACGAGGAGGCTAAAATCAAACGAGATCAATACGAGAAGCAAATTCAAGTATTGTCTGAACAATTAAGATCAAGTGAACAAAAGGTAGATTTAGATAGACTTTATGAAGATGATCCAGCGGAGTATGTTCGTGTTAAAGCTGAACAAGATCGTAGGAAAGAACTTTTAGAAAGGTCTAGACAAGAGCAAGAAAGAATCCAAGCTGAAAAACAAGAAGAACAAGGTAAACAATATAATGCTTATCTTGAACAGCAAAGACAACTCCTTGCACAAAAACTACCTATATACGCTGACAAAGAAAAAGGTGCAGAGTTTGTTAAAAATTTAACAAATTATGCTAAAGAGATTGGATATACCGATCAAGAAATTAATATGTTAGTGGATCATAGATCAGTTATTATGTTAGCTAATGCTTATCGTTACGATAAGTTAAAAAAAGCTAATTTAAAAAACAAAAAAGTAACAAAAGTATCTAAGGTCGTAAGTTCATCAAGTCCAAAAGTTCAAGATGATAATGAAGTTGCAAAAAAG